CGACGCGAAAGAGCGCGCGTTCAAAGTCTCCGGCGTCGCGCAGCTCGACGTCGCCACGAGCGTTTGGGAAGCGGTCGCCAAGGCCATCGAGGAGGGGACCGATCTCCGCACGTTCAAAAAGGACATCGGCGCGCGCCTGATCGAGGCGTGGCAAGGCTCCGTCGACTCGCCGCCGGCGCGCATGGAGACCATCTTCCGCACCAACGTGCAGCTCGCTTACAGCGCCGGCCGCTGGAAGCAGATGACCGATCCCGATGTTCTCGAGTCGCGTCCGTTCATGCTGTTCGACGCGATTATGGACGATCGCACTTCGGAGATCTGCGCGCCCCTCAACGGCACGGTGCTCCCCGCGGACCATTCGTTTTGGCATTCCCATGTCCCGCCGCTGCACTTCAATTGCCGGAGCACAATCGTCTCACTCACCGAGGCGCAGGCGGGCAAACGTGGCATTGACACGAAGCCGCCCGTAAGCGCGCCGGACAAGGGATTTGGCTCGCCTCCAGGCGTCGACAATTGGGAGCCGAAGGAAAGCGAATACCCGCCCGAGCTTTGGGCGGAATACGAGCGCGCGAGTGGCTGACGCAAGGAACCTATGAATCCGAAAATCTATAAGGCATTTGCCGCACGCGTGAAGGCTGGCACCGCCGCGCGCACTGTCGACGTCGTCGCGAGCACCGACTGCGTCGACCGGCAAGGCGATGTCCTGATCCAAGATTGGGACCTCTCCTCATACGAGGCGAATCCGGTCGTCCTCTATTCGCACAACATGTTTTACAACTGCGAGCCAGAAGACACGCTGCCGATCGGATTCGCAACGGATGTGCGCGTCGAGGGCGGCAAGCTGCTCGCGACGCTCAACTTCGTTGACGAGAAAGCAAGCCCAATGGCGGAGCTCTGCTACCAGGGCTATTTGCAGGGCAGCCTCCGCGCCGTCTCCGTGGGGTTCCGGTCGAAGAAGGGCCGGATGGAGACCATAGAGGGGCGCGACGTGTACGTGCTCTCTGGCAATGAGCTGCTCGAGATCAGCGCGTGCGCCATGCCCGCGAACCCCGAAGCCGTGGCGGAAGAACGCGCCAAGTCACTCGACGCCCTCAACGCAATTGTGAAGTCGAGCGGCGGCACAACCAAAGAACAGACCCCGCGGGCGACCGCAAATCAGGAGACAACGACCATGAGCTTCGCTGTTATTGCCGCCGTCCTCGGCCTTGCCACGACCGCCACCGAGGCGGATGTCCTCGGCGCCGTCAAATCGCAGTCCGCGGCGTCGGCCGCGAATGAGCAGCGCGCTCGCATCATCGAAAAGTCGGTGCTCGAGGCGACCGGCGCAAAGAGCTTCGACGAGGCGATCGGCGTCATCGCTGCCGGGCAGGAAGCCGTGAAGCAACTCGCCGTCGTGGAGAAGAGCGCCGCGGAAGCGAAGATCGAGGCCGAGAAGACGGAAAAGGCAGCGCTCATCGCGAAGGGTGTTGCGGAGCACAAGCTCACGCCCGCCCTGAAGACGTGGTGCGAAACGCTGCCCGTCGCAACGGTCAAGGGCTTCCTCGCAAGCGCTCCGACCATTGCGGCGCTCGCGGGCGCGAACACCGGCGACGCGAAGGCGACAGACGCGACCGAGGCGAACGCGGAGGTTAGCGTCGGCGATAAGAAGTGGGAGCAGCTCACCGCCGCGGAGAAGCACGATCTGCACTTCGGCAATAAGGCCCAATACGACGCGCTCAAAGCCGATTACACGCGCCGCACCGGAACCAAGGTCGGCAAGTAACCATTTGACGGGGTCGCGAGACTCCGGGCCGTACCCGCGCGCATGAGCGCCGGGCGCACGGGTATCGACCGTCCAACACGAAGAGGATTACGACAATGGGACTGACGAAGCGTTCGGATCTGGTTATCCCGGAGCTGCTCACCGAGGCAATCAAAGGGCAGTTTGCGGGCAAGATCGCGTTGTGGGGCACCGGCGCCGCCGTGCAATCGTTCTCGCTCCCCGTCTCCGTGGGCGGAGGGAAGATCAAGGGCGGCGACACGATCAAGATCCCGTACTTCGGGACCTTGGGCGAGCTCGACGACGTGCCGGAAGGTGACGCGCTGACTCCGACGTCAATCTCGATGACGTCCGAGACGGATACCGTGATTCACTCCGGCAAGGCCATCGAGCTCTCGGACTGGGCGCTCCTCGCGGCCGCCTACGCCGATCCGTACGCCGAGTGCGCGCGGCAATTCGCGGAGATGGTCGTGCGCCGCGCCGATCAGCTTCTGCTGACGGCGGCGTCCGCCTCGCTCCCCAGCGGGAACATCAATGATGTTTATAATGCGGGATCCCCCAAGAATCTCGATTACGACACCCTCGTCGACTCAAAGATGCTTTGGAAGGACGAGCAGGCCGATATTCTCCTGCTCACCGTGCACTCCGTCGTCTTCGGCAACATGCTGAAGCTGAAGGACACCACGGGGCGGCCGCTTCTCACGATGGGCGCGGCAGAAGGCGATCTCCCTCGGTTCTGCGGTATTCCCGTCGCCGTGTCGGACCGCAATACGGTGACGACCGACAGCCCGGCGAAGTACAAGAGCAAGATCCTCAAGCGCGGCGCGCTCGCGTGGTGGGCGCAGGAATCGCCCGTCGTGAAGACGGACTCGGACATCCTCGCGGATACCGAGGTTGCCGCGATTCACGTCTACCACGTGGCGCACCGCTACCAGCGGACGCCCGGCGCGACACGCCCCGGCGTGATCGAGATCGTGACCAACGGCTGATGGGCGCCGGAACCTTCAACATGCATCGTCAGGCCGCGCGAGCGGCGAAGGCGACGCAGGCCGAGGAAAAGCCTCCGCCCCCGAAATCCGTTCCGCCGCCGGCGCCGGCCGCGCAGGTGCAACCGCCGAAACACGCGGGGCAGCGCCGCCGCTGAAGAGGGCGCGATGTCGATCCCCACTCCGCGGCGCTATTACCTGCTCAAGTCGTATATCCGCCTCCGTCAGGGCGAGGACGGGCTCGCGGCGTTTTGGTGGGGCAAGCAGGCCTCGGTCGCTGGCACCGCGCTCCCCGCGAAGTTTCCGCACGAGGCGCAGCTTGCCGTCGCTCGCTACACAACAGTCGAGGATCTCACCGGCGCCACGGCCGACGAGCTCCGACGCAACGCCGGCCTCAGCAACCGAGACGCGCAAACCGTGATTGCCGCGGCGGCGCTCCTCATTCCGTAAGGGACACCGACCATGGGATATCAGCAGAAAAACGGGCGCTACGCAGACACGCGCGATCTCGCGCTCATGGGCGCGGTGGCGATGACGGCGACCACCAATGGCGGAGCCGTCGAGACCGATCGCGGCGTCGCGCGCCTCACCCTTTCCGTCACCGCCGCGTCCGGCACGAACCCAACGCTCGACGTGGCAATCCAAACCCGCAAGGACGGTAACGACACGTGGCGCGCCGTGGCCAGCTTCGCGCAAGCCACCGCCGCCGGGAGCGAGCGCAAATGCTTCTCGGGTCTCGACCGAGAGGTGCGCGCGGTCGCGACCATTGCCGGCACCACCCCCTCATTCTCGTTCTCGGTCGTCGGCGACGCGGCCTGAACCAAACACCAACGATTGCTGATCGCGCGCACGTAGCGCCGCGATGGAGACGACGACCATGGGCAACGCAAATCAGAGCGATCTATCTCCCTACGGACACCCGAAGGGCCGAATGGTCAACGGCGTGTGGGTCCGCAACCGCGGGCCGATTGCAACGTTCGCACTACTCACCGCGCTCTCCGCGGACGTGCGCGAGGATGGCGACGAGGCGGTGGTGCTTTCCGACGGGTCGCGCTGGCGATACCAGGCGAACGCGACCGCGGTCGACGCATCCGGCAACCTCATTCGCACGCCGGACGATTCCGTCGGGCGGTGGCTTCGCGCGGATAAAGACCTCGACGTCTCCCTGCCGATCGTGTTCGGCACGGCGGACGCCGCGGTGTTGTTCACGGTGCCCGTGGGCTGCCGCATCGCCATCGAGCGCGGATATTGGGAAATCACCACCGGCTTCACCGGCGGCTCGTCCAGCGCCATCGGCGCGAGCTCAAGCAACGCCGCGTACAACACGAAAGGCGACCTCCTCGGTGGCGCGACTGGCGACGTCGCGGCGACCCTTGTCGCCGGCGTGAAGGCGGGCACCATCGGCGCGCAAACGGCTGCCGGTATCATTCTCGTGGCGGGAAATACCATCCGCTTTGACCGGATCACGTCGGCGTTC